GGCTTTGGCCTATCGCTGATCGGCACGGCAATCGGCCAGGCGGTTGACACTACAGTAAATAATTTAACTGAACTTGCCGATGCAATTAGAAGCCCAAGCAAAGCGCTCGATGCTTTAGAGAAAAGCGGCCTTGCCTCTAGCAGGGGCCTTGAACAAACAAGGCTTTACGTTGACCAACTAACTGCAGTCGGTCGTTCTTACGATGCGCAGACACTGGTACTCCAGGAAGTACAAAAGCGCCTTGGCCCTGGCTCGCTAACTGAGCTAGGAAAGCTCGATACGGCACAGCAAAAAGTGCAGGAGCAGTTTGGAGCGATAGCCTCAGAGATACAGGTACGGTTGCTGCCTGTTCTCCAGGGCTTTGTAGAGTTTCTTGGTAACGCTGCTAACGATATTTCCGGCTTCTCCAGTCAGAGCAGGCTTGAAAGAACCGACTCCAAAAGGTTTGAGCAACTTCGATCCCAGGCCACCAGAGAAAGTTCACGTTTTGCGGTCAACGTTGCTGGCGTTCAGCTTGGCTTTGGTGGTGACAAGAAAAAGTATGAAGCTAGACTTAGTGAGCTATCTAAGCAAGAGCTTGCTAAGCGCTTCGCCAACGAACGGGCGCAAGTACCGCAAACGCCGCAGGAAAAACTTGCTGGCGAAATGGCGCAGATTCAGGAGTCGCGCAAGATTGCCGACCAAATACAATCAGCCTACCGTGAAGCGTTCGGCTTGCAACGGCAAGCGTATGACTTGCAACGCGATGGCGCGAAACTAAACAAAGACATTGCCGATTACAGTTACAAAAAAGAACGTGAGATATTTGACTTGCGCCAACAAGCGGCAGAAAAGCAGATTGAGAATAATCGCGCCAGGGCACAAAACCGCATTGAGGGTAGCGATCTGAATGCTCGCCAAACGTTTGCGGCGGCTGTTGGCTTTGAACAGCAACTGCTAGCAAATGTGCGCGAAGTAGTGCGCTCCAGAAAAGAAGGCGAAGCTGATATTGAACAGTCAAGAAACAGGCTTGAGCTTGCGATGGCGAAGCTCAATCGTGATGTTGAGGATTACAAGCGCACAAATGCACGCGAAATAGAAGACATTGAGCAACGCAAGCTCTCCTATGTGCGCTCAGTGGAAGATTACAAGATGAAGGTTGCGGATCATGTTCTGCAACGTGCCAGAGAAGCTGCTGATTTAATGCGCCAGGCCATGACGCTGCCTGACATGGGCACTGCTGCTGCGCCTGGCGCTCCACGGGCCGCCGCTGGCTCGATGACCGGGCGGGTTCCACGGACGCTTATGGGTACGCCTGGCGTCGTCGAGTATCTTACCGGCGACAGAAGTTCGCCTGGCTATAGGGCCGACCATGGTGGGTCCAACTATCACGAACACATTGCTTTTGCAAGCAGAAAAATAAGGGACAACGTGATTGCCATGCTGCAACGCAATGGCATCCAGATTGGCTCCACGGATGGAGGGCGCCATGCTGCGGGCAGCTACCACTACAGCGGCCAAGCGGTTGACATACCAGCGTCTCAGGTTCCCGTAGGCAAGGAAGACGCCTTGGCTAAGCGTGTCCGTGCGCTTGTTGCTGCCTATCTTGGCGGGTCCGCTGGGTCTTCGGCTCAAGGCCAGACTGCAACACAGATCAGCAACATCCCCGGTCCCAAGTTTAGTCCAGTCCCCATTGGCCCTACCCCTTCTATTGCGCCGGTCAATGCCGCCAACTTAGCGGCAAACTTACAACTCAAAGGCGGCACCAGGGAAGCGCAACAAATCCTAGAAGAGCAAAATAAGCTCAAACAAAAGGGTATCGAACTTGGCCAGATTGAGCAAATACTACAAGCCAGCCAACTGCCGCAACTCAGGCAACAAAGCGACACGCTTAAACAGCAGATTGAAGCAAGGCAAAAGATTCTTGACCTTAGCGATAGCGCTGCCTCAGTTGCTGACATTGAAGCGGAAAGCAGGGCGCGAATCACGCAGCTTGAGCTAGACCGCAGCAATGCACTGGCAAAAATTAAGAAACAGTATGGCGATGATCCCGCGCTTACGGGAATGGTCAACAAGCGAGCTGACCTTGCTGTTGGCGTTGCCAAGAATGAAGAAAAGCAGCGCCGCATAAATCTCGACCTTAACAATAAGCTGCAAAATCAAGAACGGGCTCGCTCTGCCATCCTGCAGTTACAGGAAACACTAGCAACCGGCAAAGCGGAAGCTACTGCACTGGAACGCGGCAAACTACAGGCGAGCAATGTCGAATTGCTTAAGGCTTCTGAGCTTTACAAGCGTGCCAGCGATGACGAAAAAGCCAAACTAGCCTTGCTTACAGCGCAAACCGAAGAGCTTAGCAAGCAAAATGAGTTCCGCAAGCGTATTAACGAAATCAGGAACGAGGCCCGTTTCACTGGCGCCGGCATGCGTGCAGGGATGATCGGAGCGCCAGCACGGGCTTTTGAGGAAGAGATGAAGCGCTCTGGCAATATCGACCGGGCCACTGGCCTGGCCAACGAAACCAAATTGCTTGAAAATCAGCAACTTGTTTGGGGCAACCTTGAGAAGAATATCGTTGCTACGTCTGACGCCATCTCCGGCGCATTAACAAATGGCTTGGTAAGCATTGCCGATGGCTCCAGGAAGATCGAAGACGTAGGGCGCGATATGCTAAGGGCCATCTCTAGCAGCTTTGCCGATTCAGCGCAACAACAGCTAACCACGCTGCTACAGCGTCAAATGGGCGGACTATTCCAGGCCATAGCGTCTCAGGGGCTACTCTCCGGCCTTGGCGGCGCTGGGGCTGGCGGGCTGGGCGGCGGCCTTGGCGCGGCGCTTTCCGGCTCCCTCGGCAACATCGGATCGGCATTTTCGGCCCCCACCTTCGGGGGCTTCATGGCCAAGGGCGGGATTACCAAGCCTGGCGAGGTTTATGTTACGGGCGAGAAAGAGCCAGAGTTCTTCTTTCCTGGCGTCACTGGCCGGGTTGTCCCACGTTCTGACATGCAAAAAGCAGAAGCATTGCGCAATAGTGGAAACGAATCGGATTCTCTTGACATTAGCTATACTGTCAGGGAAGAAAGGGGAGAGCGTTACGTTACAGAAGATCAGCTACGCAAGAGTAATGCTATGGTTGAAAGGCGAGCGTTTGCCAAGACCATTAACGGCATGAAGAACAATGGCGCCCTTCGTGATTCAATCAACATCTGATGATTGACGTAACCCATTACATTGAGTTCCTTGACGCTACTGGCGCTCCGTTGCCGCTGCCGTTACGCTATCAACCTTTCTTTATTGGAGAGAATAGAACGTTTAACGGACTAACGTACACTTTCAGCCCTTACAGTATTGCCGGCGACCTGTCAACTGATGGCAACGAAAGCGGAGACTATGAGTTAATTGCGCCAGCAAACATTATCTCAACCGCAAAACTATGGCAAGCGTCTGAGGATTTATTGCTTGCCAAGGTTTCGACCGTGCTACTTGTTGGCACGCCACCATCTAGCGTAAACGGATACCCGACATGGAACGAGTTGAACTTTCTAAGCTCAACCATTTGCGCTTGCGATACCTTTAGCTATGTCGATGCCGTGCCAGGAGAAGAAGAAGCATTCTCTGTTGTTACCTTAAAACTTGGCAATCCGCTTAATTTTGTCACAGGGACCGCGCCAACCCGTAGACTCACGGCGGCCCAAGTCGGGCCACTGCCATCTAGCGGAGGGATTTCGTTTTGACATTTTGGCGCAAATGGTCTGGCTTGCCCTGGAAACTTGGCGCAGACCCACGGGACGGTCGGGGAGCCTGCTGCTTCAGGACGGCCCAGGCGGTACGTCAGGAGCTGGGAATGTCCTGGCCGGCAGATCGTATGGGGAGCTGGTATCGGGCGGCTGAGCGGGGGCACTGGAGGGAGCTGGACGAGGACTGGGGCGAGCTGACCGAACCTATCGAGAAGCCTGAAGCCGGCGCCTTGATTCGCTTCGACCGGGGAGATGGTTCCTTTGGCGTTGGAGTGCTTCCTAATGCAGACACATTTATTACTGTCAGGCATTATGGCTGCTTAGTTGCCGGTCCCGTCAACGCTTGCGGCTCACTTAAACTCTATCGCTTGCTGTGATTAAGTTACTCCCTTACGAAAAACGCCTTGCTCAGATTCTGGGCGTATCGGAAGATGCGTACCGGGAATGGAAGGCAATTACGCTAAGGGAGTCAGTAGAACGGCCTGCTGCTGCCGAAGGGCCAGTATGCGGGCCATTGGTTCCTGTACTTGTTAATTTAGCGATCTCAGTTGGCGTATCGCTACTGTCTTCGCTACTGTTTCCAGCACGGCAACAATCGAGAATCACTACCACCAGAAAAAGCGGTACTCCAACAACTAACAACCAACGATCTTCGCCGCGCTTCGGGTTCGACTCGATGCAGGAACCCGCCAGGATCGGGCAGTTTGTTCCCGTAGTAATTGCCAAGCGCGAAAATAACCTTGGCGGCGTTCGTGTCGCAATGCCGTTACTTTGGTCGCAGATGCTGGCAAATAACGGCTCAGTAATGTTTCGTGGTATTTTTCTTGGCGGCACCGCTGGAATGCCGGCAGATGCTTGGGACCAAAGGGGCTGGGCATTTGGAAACAACACGCTTGGCGCTTACGCATACACCGGCACAGCGTTAAGTCAGGGAGCGCGATATT